CGAATGTGCAGCACGTTTAGGCGTATCGCTACGTCAAACCGAAGATCAGTTAACACGTGATATGTTGGCATCAACAGCATCATTTATTAACTGTGTTGGTGGCGTAAACGGCGACAGCCCGACCGAGCTAACATTGTTAGACGTGTCTGAAGTAACACGTGTATTACTAGGTAACAACGCTTATACAATCTCCGATAACATCGAAGGTGAAGATAAGTTTGGTACAGCTCCAGTTCGTGACGCTTATTTTGCTTTATGTCATACAAACATGACAAAAGAGTTAGAAGGCGTTAATAACTTTACGTCAAAAAGTAATTATCCAGCACCTACAAACGCTTTACGTTCAGAGTGGGGTTGTGTTAATAACTTGAGATTCTTGGTATCAAGCATCGGCTCAATCAGCCCAGCTGCTTCTGTTCAAGGTCGCGAAATTTATAATATTTTTTGCGTGGGAATGGAGGCATATGCCACCGTACAGCAAGATGGCTACAGTGCATCGTTCATAAATATGTGAACGTTAAACCTTTTCTAATTGACTTGGAAGCCTAAGGCGAAAGCTATGGCGACAGGGCGCAAGTTTAAATACAGCGTGAGAGACTAAACGAAAAGGACTCGAGAGAGTATGCGATAGTCCGAACAAAGCAACGAAAGGCTTTGAGATTGGGTTGAAGTGCCTGATCCGCCTAGTAATAGGTCATAAAAGTAACAGATGATATAGACCGCCAATTTACGATGGCCCACTAGCGTTAAACGCTTCTGTAGGCTATAAATTTGCGACATGTCCAAGAATAACCAACGATCTCTGGGTTATCAACCTAAGAGCTACATTAGCACAATAAAGGAGATATTATGGACGGAACAATTATAGTACGTGGTAATTTTACTCAGCCAGCTACAGCAGTTGCTAAGACTATTGTTTTTAGGCCAGGCGTAAACTGGATTAATATTGTAAATTACTCAACAAGAGAACAGTTTTACTTTCAAACAGGTATGCCTACTGGTATACGAATTGATGTTGCTGGTGCTGTTACCTACACAGCTGCTGATTCATTTACTATCATCGATTACTCTAACCCAGCTAACTTTGCATCTATTCAATATGCTACTACAGCACAAACAAGCGCAACTGTTCCTGTGGTAACATCTGCCGCAGCAGTAGCAGCTGGTGCTGTCGCTGTGGGTAACATTGTTAGGGTAGTTAATAATGCTGGTGCAGCTGTTTTTGGTAACTACGGTGTAGATATGATTGTTAGTGTTGTTGCTGGTAACAATATTAGTTTATTGTTAGCTGCAAACAACGCATTAGCTACAGCTTCTGGTGTTGCTGGTACTAACGGTAACATACAGCGTATTGATATCACATCAAGATTCTATCCAGCAAACAGAATCATCACCAACATTACACAAGCTGCTGGTGTAATTACTGTTGCTACTTCTATTCCACACGGGATGACAGTAGGACAACAGGTTAGATTCAAGATCCCTTCAACATGTGGTGCTGCAATTAGTGCATTACTTGATTCAAACTCATCAAACAACTATGTATCAGCTACAGTAACAAGCGTAGTTGCTAACGACGCTCCATTAGCTGCTTTTGGATCAGTTCGCTTTACTATCGACATTGTTGGTAGTGGTCAAGTTTTTACTTATCCAACATCTGCAGAAGTTGCTGCTGGTTCACAATTGCCAGAGATGATACCTTTCGGCCAAGACACAGCTTACTCAGTATCACAAAATGCTAACATTTTGGCTGATGCTACAGTAAACCAAGGTTTTATTGGTATCCGCTTAAAAGCTGGTGCTAACGAACCTGCTGGTGCTGCAACTGAGGTTAGTTTCTGGAAAGTTGGAGCTTGCTTTAACTCTGAAGAATACGCATAATCTTATTCGGATGGGAGGGTTACCCCTCCCCGCTTAACATTTAACAAGGGAGTAATCATGGAAAGAAAAAAGTTAACAAGCAAAGAGATGGAAGCCTTACGCAACCGTGATGCCGAAAAAGTAAGCGGCAAATTTATCTTTCACGAAGTGCCAGGCGGTGTCATGGACTTTAGTATAAAATTATATAAAGGTGATGCCCCACAAAACTACTCGTTGCGTGATGGTGAGATATATGAACTACCATTAGGCGTAGCACGTCATTTAAATACAAATTGTTTTTACCCAATACACTCTTATAGCCAAGATGAGTTTGGTAAACCTATTGCTAAGATTGGGCAAAAAGTACGCCGTTGTAGTTTCCAATCATTAGACTTTATGGGCATCGATGCTCAGCCAAGCAAAGAGATTATCACTGTAGAAAGGATCTAGATGCCAATACTTGCTGTAGCAACGCCAATATTTCAACCAGCTATGAGGATTATAACTAACATAACAAACTCAAACCCTGTAGTAATTACTACTTCGTTTGATAATCAATTTGTTACTGGGTTGATAGTACGCTTATATGTGCCACAAGGTTATGGCATTACAGAGCTAAACCATGTAGAAGCGCCTATTTTAGTGCTCACTAATACAACGTTTTCTATGCCTATAGATACAATAAACATGGCGTCCTATATTACTCCTCCAGCAGCAGAACAGTTTCCACAAGCAGTGCCAACTGGCGAAATTAACAGCATTTTATACGCGGCAACTAGAAATATATTGAATTAACAATTCAACTGGTTTGTAAGTTTGCTAAGCTATTACCAATTTACATAATAAGGATGTAGTATGGCAGATTTACAAACCATCAGAACTAAAGTAAGACGGCTTACCCGTAGCCTGTCTCCCTCCCAGCTAACAGACGCTCAAATAAATGACTATATCAACACATTTGTTTTATACGATTTTCCAGAGCATTTACGCTTAGCAAACCTACGTGAGACATTCAGTTTCTATACAACTCCGTACGTAGATACATATGATACAGTTACAGCTCCACCAGAAAGCCCGCTGTTTGATTTTAAAAATAGATATATTACTGTACACCCACCAGTGTTTATAGCTGGCTACCAATCTTGGTTTTGTGAAAGCAGAACATCTTTTTTTGGTGTCTATCCTCAAATAAACTCTATAGCCCAAACATCTGCTACAGGTGACGGTAACGTGGGACAAGCTATAACGTTTACAATCAATACACAGCAAGCTAATACTGGCGGTGTAAGTATAACTACTTGTCTATTACGCAATAGTATAGTTATAACAACAGTCGATGCGTTACAAAATGCATTAACTTTAATTGACTTACCGATAGCTGGTAATGGTATTTCAGGTAATTTGGTTGAGCCTAATTTTTTAGGAACAGTACTCGGTACAATTAACTATTTAACAGGCGTGGTAAATATACCAAACGGTTTTAACCTCAACGGCGTAGCTACAGCAGCGTTAGCTGGAGCGCCTATATATTCTGAAACAGTATTAGTATCGCCTAGTTTACCGCAAGCCGTGTTGTTCTATGACGGTAAATTTGTAGTGCGTCCAGTGCCTGATAAAGCATACCGCATCAATATGGAAGTATTTGTGCAACCTGCTGCTTTGCTGGCGGATACGCAAAATCCAAAACTTAAAGAGTGGTGGCAGTATATAGCGTACGGGGCTTCAATCAAGGTTTTTCAAGACCGTCAGGACTACGAGTCTGTAAAAGCTATCATGCCTGAATTTACAAGCCAGATGGACTTAATCCAGCGCCGTACGATTGTACAACAGACCAGTCAACGCTCTAGCACAATATATACAGAACAAATGACTGCCGCAGGAGCATATGGACCAGGCTTCTTTAGTGGCGGCGGCAACTTTTAAACAGTATTTTAATGAACAAAAAATTAATTGGTGGCAATTAATAACTAGGTTTTTAACAATTTATAAAAGGATAAAATTATGCCAGCATATACACCAGACGTACCACAACCGCAACAAGCTATTTCATTTACTCAACCATTGATATTGCAAAACTTTCAACAACTTCAAGTTTGGACTAACGTCGACCATGTGCAAATTAGCGGGGCAGGCGGTAACGAAGGTAAACACGCTAAAGTATCATTAATACAACAAACTTATGTTGCTGGTGGTAATTTTACACCATCTATAAATCCTGCAAATGGTCGAGGAACATTAGGTATTTATGCGGCTTTAAATGCTGCTAACGATCCAAATTCACAATCAAGAATGTGGGCTGTAATACCAATAAAAACAGCAAACCCAAGTACATGGGGGACTTTAAACGTACCATTTACTGAATCACAATTATTAAACAATCCAGGAATTAATGGACAAGCAGGCTCTACTTAT